TTCAACATGCTGTTTTATACTACAGTCACAGCATTTAAAGAAAAAGCCAAACTGTTCCAAACTGCTAGGAATCAAGGCGAAGCCACAGGCGGCAGCACTGCTACCTTAAACATAGAAGGCAGCGGATTTGCTGGAGATCCCAACAACGGTACTAGTCAACCTACGATACCCACAGGCGATCAAAATCCTGCTAAAGCCGTTGAAGACCCTGTAGCCAGAAGTAAAGTTTACTATACTGCAGGTAATAAAAGGATCAGTACCAGATCTGCTGGAGATACTCCACGTGCTGTAGCCGCAGCGGATATTATGAACAATCAGTTGTTAGATGCCAGAGGTGACATGATAAATGTTTCATTGACAATTCTAGGCGATCCTCATTTTATTAAACAGGATGACATACTGTACAATCAAGATTTAACCATAAACAGATCGCAATTGACTCCCAACAACAGTTTATACACAGATAACGGTGAACTCTACGTGTTCTTAAACTTTTTAAGTCCCATAGACTATGACGAATCAACTGGCCTAGCCATACCTAAAGCCAGTCCATTCAGTTACAGCCTGTTTACTGGTGTTTACAAAGTTATCAAGGTAAGCAGTAAATTTCAAGCTGGAAAATTTACGCAGGTATTGGATTTAGTCAGATTAGCCATCAGTGACGAACGTAGACTACAAGATCGTCAGATCGCAGGAGTTTATGCTGCAGCAGGCGAAATTGGTAGAGGACAGGGACTGACTTTCCCCTACGGAGCCACAGCAGGACAACGTATTGCTGGCGCATTTTTCAGTGGTGCACTACTAGGCAACTTTACAGGACTAGAGCAACAGGCGCAGGGACTGATTAAAAAAGTTTTCGATGAAAAAATACAGCCTGCGATTATTAACGAAATAGGAAGAATAACAGACAGTATCTTTGGTACCGCAGGTATCCCTGGCTATGCTGAAGCCACTGATATTCTTAATTCAATAAGTTGGACTGACATCGGCGGCGTTGATGCTGCATTTCAAAGCCTTGGCACTGACGTAGTCAATAGTTTAGATTTCTTAGATCTTGAAGTAGGCGATCCTGCACAATTTGTTGCTGATATAGATTATTTAGGTTCCTGGTTATAACGATAATTACGTAATATGTCACAACTACCTTATCAAAGCGGAAACAAGACACCAGCCTGGTCGGATCCAAATAAAAATATTTTTAGTGCCAGTACTGGAATTTACAAAGGGTTAGTTAAAAAAGTAGATACTGGTACACGCAGCGGCCGCCTGTTTGTGTATATCGAAGAACTCAGTACTGCTACTACCAATGACCCCACAGGTTGGGTGTTGGTTGACTATGCCAGTCCGTTTATGGGTAAAACACTGGGGCCCGAACAACAGACTCCTAATAGAATTATTCAAAATTCCCTAAGTTTTACACAGCAAAGTTATGGATTTTTCATGACTCCTCCGGATGTTGGTAACATTGTGCTGTGCTGTTTTCCTGGTGGAGATACACAAAGCGGCTACTGGTTTGCCTGTGTCAATCCTAATTTAAGTAAAGGCATGTTGCCCAGTATCGGTGGAGTACCTCTTAACAGAGTTGATCCTGAAAGCGTGCCGCCTAGTTTGCAATCTGCTCTTAGACCTGGCAATTTATATCCAGTGGGTGAATTTAATGAAAATGACAGCAGTGCTTTCAACAGTAACTGGGCCACAAGAAACTTACGACCTTTTCATGTCCCACAATTTGTAAGATATTTTATACAGGGATTAGACACCGACGCCAATGGTAGAGGAGTTATTAGTAGCAGTGTCCAAAGAGACCCTATAAGTAGTGTGTTTGGTTTTAGCACGCCTGGCCGACCTGTTAACGATCCTGCCATTAACCCAGACTTAGCACAACGTCTCAGTGAAGGAGATGTAGATCCAGAAGAATTTCAAGTAAGAAATCGTGTAGGCGGCCACAGTCTCACAATGGACGACGGCGACTTGTACGGTAAAAACAATCTAGTCAAACTACGTACAGCCGCTGGGCACCAAATTTTAATGAATGATACACCAGGCGATGAATTTATGTACATTGCTAACAGCAATGGTACAGCCTGGATAGAACTGACTAAAGAAGGTGACGTATTAGTTTACGGACAACGAGATTTAAGTATCAGAACACGCGGCAATTTGATGATGCATAGCGATAGATTAATTCAAATGAATGCCAGAGGTCCTATTCAAATGAAAAGTGCTGCACTGCAAATAGAAAATCAATCCACAATTATAAATTCAGAACAGGCATTTTTAGCACAGACTAACAGCGCCAGCATGGTAGCCAAAAGTGGTGTAAACATAATTGGACAAAAAATTGGCATTCAGGGACTTGGCAAAGTTTCAATAGATGGAGCATTACTTGCACTGAACAGTGGCGGCAGCGCCGGCGCAGCACAGTCTTTAGCTCGCGGCCCTAGTAAATTAAATCAATACAGTCTACCAGATGCACAATTTCAACAAGGGCAGGGGTGGACTGCGGTCGATGGCGTTTTAAAATCTATTAACTATAAAGTTCCAACACACGAGCCTTATGTCAGAGGCAGTATTGCTGCACTGGTTGAGCAACAAGAACAAATTTTAAGTGAATCTTTATCATCAGAGAAAACCGTAGACGGTAATACAGAAAACCCAATTAAATTAGTTAACGTAACTCCAGGAATTGATTCTGCAGATATATTGGGACTTAGAACCGATCGAACTGCTCCTACTGATAGGTTTATCAGTCAACCACTACAACAACGAGGGCTGGGCGAATTAGATAACTTAGAACTAAGTGCATATTTTGCACAAACAGGATATACACAGAGTAACAGCACCTATAACACTGAAGGCAGTGATGGCTATTTAGGTAAGTATCAAATTGCGCCGCAGACCTTAATTAATTTGGGTTACTTAAAACCCACAGCACCTAGAACAGCAGAAGGTGTCAACAATCCCAACAATTGGACTGGTAAAAATGGCGTTAACAGTGCATTAGAATTTAGAGTGAACCCCTCAATACAAGAAACTGTGATGTATGAATATACACAGAACAACTATGCACAGTTACAAAACATAGGACTAATTGATTCTAACACACCCAAGGATCAGATAGCAGGTCTTTTAAGTGCCAGCCATTTTGCAGGCGCAGAACAAACAGCAGTTTGGTCTAGAAAAAACGCCAGTCCCGTAGCAGGTTATACTACTGCGATTGCTGACTACTACAATCAAGGTAGATACAGTCAGAGTCAGGTCGAAATTATACAAAAAAGTTTAGACAGTAAACAGATAGCAACACAGGTGCCAACAACCACATTTACCAGCACATAAATACTTTTATGCCTATAATTTACAAAGGATTCAGCACAGTAGGTCGTACGAAGCATTTTCGTATTACCGACTTTGAACTGGTTAAACAGGACATAACCAATCACTTTAACATTAGAAAAGGTGAAAAGTTAATGAACCCTGATTTTGGCACTGTAATTTGGGACACAATATTTGAGCCATTGGATGAAAATACCAAATCAACAATAATTGCTGATGTGAAAAAGATTGTCAGTTACGATCCTAGGGTAGCAGCACAGAACGTAATAATCACAGAATATGACCGAGGCATTCAGATTGAACTGGAATTGATATATATTCAAACTAATCAAATTGAAACACTGCAATTGCAGTTTGACGAACAAAGCAGAACTGCTTATCAGTTCGGATAAAATCCACTTTTTTCAACCAGATAAATATCTAAAACGGAACAAGTATGGCCACTACCACGAGACAAAGCAGTTTACTAGTTAATCAAGACTGGACTAAAATTTACGAAAGTTTCAGAGCAGCAGACTTTCAAGCCTACGATTTTCAGACACTACGCAAAGCCATGCTGGACTATTTGCGTTTGTACTATCCAGAAGATTTCAACGACTACACAGAAAGCAGCGAGTACATTGCGCTGATCGATCTCATTGCGTTTATGGGTCAAAGTCTTGCGTTCCGTACAGACCTTAATGCTCGTGAAAACTTTATAGATACTGCCGAACGCAGAGACAGCATTTTAAAATTGGCTCGCTTAATCAGTTATGTGCCTAAGCGCAACCAGACTGCCACAGGATATCTAAAGTTTGACAGCATACAGACCACAGAATCACTGTTTGACAGCAATGGCATAGATATCAGTAACACGGTAATACGCTGGAATGACAGCACCAATCCAAATTGGTATGAACAGTTTGTAACCGTACTTAACGCTACTTTTCCTGTAGGGCAAAGCGTTGGTGATCCGACCAACAGTGCACAAATTGGCAGTGTTCAAACAGACGAATACAGTGTTAACATTCCCCAGGGCTCCTTGCCTTTATTTAAATTTAACACCCGAGTAGAGAATGCTTCTCTGGGTTTTGAAGTTGTAAGTGCTACCACTCAAGGCGCAAATTTTGTCTACGAGTCTAGCCCTGTTATAGGTAAACAGTTTAATATACTTTACAGAAATGACAACCTAGGCAATGCCAGCAACAACACAGGATTTTTCTTTTATTTCAAACAGGGAAATCTACAGAATTTAGATTTTAACTTTAGCGAAAGCATTCCTAACAATCTAGTTAACATTAATGTAAACAACATTAACAACACTGACGTATGGCTGTTCCAATTAAACAATTTAGGAGGCCTGCGTCAAGAATGGACTAAAGTTCCCAGTGTATCTGGTCAAAACGTAATTTATAACACTAATACAGCACAAACCAATTATCAAGTTACCACAAGAAATAATGATCAAATTGATTTAGTGTTTGGTGATGGTACGTTTAGTGCCATACCAACAGGAAGATTCAGAACTTACTTTAGAACCAGCAGTGGATTAGAATATAAAATTACTCCCAATGACATGAGGAGTATTAACATTAGTATTCCTTATATCAGTCGTGCTGGCAAAGTAGAAACACTGACAGTAGTATCCAGTTTAAAATACACTGTAGCAAATGCAATTGCTAGAGAATCTAACGCAGAAATTAGAAGTAAAGCACCTCAGCAGTACTATACACAAAATCGTATGATTACTGCTGAAGACTACAACATTTTTCCTTATACAAACTACAGTTCAATCAGCAAAGTCAAAGCAGTTAACAGAACTAGCAGTGGTGTAAGTAGATTTTTAGACGTCATAGACAGCACAGGAAGGTACAGCAGCACTAACATATTTGCTGATGATGGCGTAATTTATAGAGAAGAAAGCACTAGCAGTTTTGACTTTACTTGGAGCACTACCGCAGACATCAATAGAATTCTTCAAAATAATATTTTACCAATCGTAAGAAACAAACCTCTACTGCACTTTTATTATGATAAGTTTGCAAGATACAGTTTGACCAATTTATACTGGAGCAGAACCACAGTGGGATCTGGCAGTAGTACTGGTGCTTTTACAAACAGCGGTGGAACCGTACAACAAGTAGGACAAGGAGTATCGGGAAACAATTTATACATCACTGAAAACAGTATTGTAATATTCAGTCCAGGTGCAGGCAATTATTTCAATGCTGAAAATTACATTACACCTATTCCTGCGTCTGGTGTTATACCACAAAATGGTCGCAC